AGGAACGCCTCCGAGTCGCCGCCGGAAGTGTCGGTGGTGTCGCCGTTGATCCCGAGGTCCTGGGTGTCGACGGACCACTGGTTGGCCATCTTGTCGAGCACGATCTCGTCGACTTGGCCGATAGTGTCCTCGACGGTTTCGCGCGGGAGGTTCCACGAGAGGACGCCCTTCTCAGCGTCCATCTGGATGCCGTCAGTGTTGACCTCCGCACTGCCGTTGCTAGTCCCATCCTGAGTGGTGGCGCCGCGGCGCATCCGTTCGCCGACGCCGATCCGAGCCAGCTCCATCTTGGGCCGCGGGAGCGTCTCCGTCCGGGCCATGCTCAGGAGCAGGCTGGTATCCTGTACGCGCTGGAACCACTCGTCGAAGAGGTCCTGCGGCATCACGCCGCCGGAGAGGTCCCCGGGCGCGATGTCCTTCAGCGCTTCCTCGTTCTGCTTCCGCACGCCAGTCATACCGCCGTAGTCTCGTGCGTTCATGTGTTACCGCCCTCCGTTGCCGCCGGCGAGTTCGTGCATCTTGCTCTCGGGCGTGAAGAACGCCGCACGCCGGTCGATCTCGTCGCCGTCGCCGCCCTTCTCCGCGCCGCCGAGCTGCTGGGACTCGGTCGCCCCAGTCTGCTTCGAGATCGCGTCGATGCGCTCGGCCTGCTTGTCGACGTCCTCCTTGAGTGCCTTCGCCCACTCGGGCGCGTCCTCGAAGGCGTCGGCGTCCTTCCCGTCGCCGTCCTCGTCGAGGGCGGCGTCGAGTCGCTCGCTCTGTTCTTCGACCTGTTCCTTGAGTTCCTGTGCCCACTCCGGGGGCTCGTCGCTGTCGCTCATGTTGTTCGTGTTGTCCGGCGTGTCGCCGCCGGGGGCGTAGTTGTCTGCCTCTGCAACCGCCTTCCGACGGATACGCTGCGCCTCCGCAGCGAACCCACTGGTCGGGGAGTCGACGGTGTCGAGTGCCTCGATATCGTTGCCCGTCGCCTGCTCGAGGTCGTCGATGCTTCCGTACACGGAGACGTGCGGGTCGTCGAGTGCGTCCGGAAACGCGTCCCGACGCCAGTCGACGTACACGTCGTGTTCGGGGAAGTCGACGCCCATCCCGAGCAGGTCGCCGTCGTAGTCCGTGTCGTCATCGTCGGCCGCGGTGACGCGGAAGACATCGACGCCGACCGTGTCCTCCTTGGTGACGCGGTCGCCACTACTGCCGTCCTTGGCTGTCTGTTCGCCGCCCAGGGCCTCGGACCCGTTGCCGTCATCGGACCCGGTCAGGGCGTTGAGGAACGCCGTCGCCGCGCTCGTCAGCTTCGCCTTCGCGCCCGGCTCGCCAGCGCCGTCGACGCTGACGGCTCGGTCGAGGACATCCCACAGGCGCTCGGCCTCGGCCTCGGAGTGGCCGCGCTCCAGTGCCTCCTCGATGAACCCGCTGCGGTTCCCGAGGTGGTCGGCGAGGCGCTTTTCGGCCGTGGCAGCTTGGGCCTTCGACGTCGAGAGGATCTGGGCGTCGGGCACCGCAGGGATGTCAACTGCGCTGACCTCCTGGACGATGCCGTCCGTCAGCTCCCAGTACTCCTCAACATCGACCTCGTCGGGGACGGCGACATCATCAGGGAGGTCCTCGGGGTCGTCACCGACGAAATCCCACTCGACGTTGACCGCGCCGATGGAGTGGCCGTCGAGGATGCCGTCCTCGACGAGGCCCCAGAGTTCGTCGTCGTGGTATTGCCACGTCTGGACCCACGCGCCGGCGTCGACGGTCTCGCCGCCGATCTCCTCGGCCTCGTTGAGCACCTCATTGCGTTCGAGGGACATCCACTCCGAGGGCCAGACGGCGTGCATGACGCCGCCGTCCGCCTCCTCGACGTCCATGAACGCGCCGAACTGCGTAGCGAACGCCTCGATGGTCTCGGGGCGCTCCCAGTCGCCGTGGTGGTCGACCGTCCACGGGACCATGACGACGCCCGTCGCTGTCTGCTCGTCGGCGTCCTTCTGGACGTAGTCGACGCGCTTCTCGTAGTGCTGTTCATCGCGCTGTACTGGCATGTGTCAATCCTCGTTGTCGGCGTCAGCGTCGGCGTCCTCCGAGTCGTTGGCACGACCGGTTTCGAGGACGCCGCGCTTCTCGCCGCGCTCCTTGTCGCTGTTGTTGGTCATCGTAGAACGCCCGGTCGTGCCTCGCGCAGGGGAGTCGGGCGCTCCCTGGGTCATCGGCGATCGCGTCAGTCAGATGTCGCTCGGGATATCCTCCGGGACGTCTTCCGGATCCGGCGCCGGGCCCTCCGGCAGCCGGTCGTGGAAGTTGGTCACCTCCATGTACGGATAGTCGAGCCGGATATGCTGGTAGTGGTAGCTCCCGTGGCTGCCGGCGTTGGCCAACGCCGCCCAGATGGACTGCGGAACGTCGACGTAGACGTACAGCGAGTTCTGGCCGTCCGGTCGCTCGAAGCTCAGGTAGAGTTCCTGGGCCTCGATGTCGTAGAGCCCCTCGGCCAGATTCGAGCTGTCGAACTGTGTCTGCTCGATCGCATCCTTGGTGGCGAGCTGACTCTCGACGGTTGCCCACTCGCGCTCGCCGACTTTGTGCTCTTCCGGCGGTGCGTGGACCGAGCGGTTTGCTTCCGTCTCGCCACCACCGCCGCCACCGTCGCCGCCTACCTCGGCCTCGAACTCGGTCAGCGTCATGTCGCCGACCTCGTCGTCGCGGGTGGGCAGCCCCAACTCCTCGAGCGTCTGGTTGACCGTCGCGACGCCCGACAGGCGGTAGGAGCGTACGCGACGCTCGGTCAGTTGGGCCTCCTGTTTGGCGTTCTCGGCTCCCCGCAGCTCGAAATCGATCGTCCAGTCGTCGACACCCAGTGCAGTCTGGTGAAGGATCTTGTACAGTCGGGCTTCGAACTTGGCCTGCTCCGGGGCGATCACCCCTTCCGCGAACTCCTGGACTTGGGCCTCGGAGTTGCTGCGGTTGGACGTCGACGTGACGTTGATCAGGATCGGCGGCACCTCGTGGACCTTGGCGATCTCGTGCTCGTTGCGCTCGCGGAACGCTTGGAACTCCATTTCGTTGGAGTCCGTCGCGCCCAGGGGCTCGAACTCGATCTCGACATCGCTTGGGTCGCCCTCTTCGAGCGGGTTGTCGCTCTCGAACTCGAACCCCTCCACTTCGAGGATGGCCGTCCGGTAGCGCTCACCCTGGAGGTTGTTCTGGAGCTCGCGGAGTTCGTCTTTGCTGTCCTCGGTCAGTTTTCCGCCGTACACCTTGACGGCGTAGTGGGGAATACCGAGGTTGTCGAAGATGTCGTGGTTCCACTCTTGGGCGGCCTCATCGGCCGCCATCGTCCGCATAGCGGCGACCCAGTCGGGAATGCCGTAGTACAGCGAGAGCGGGCTGGGGTTCGGAACGAAGATGAGCTCGTTCGCCGGCTCGTTCGGAAGATCGCTCGCGTCGCTCGCGACATCGCCAGTCTCGGCGTCGACGAACGTCGGGTCGTCGCCGTAGCGGTCGCCAGCCTCGCCGAAGTAGCGCCGGCGTCCCTGCCGAATCTGCACGTAGCCGTGCCCGCTCTCGATTGCCTCGACCTCCTCGCCGTCCTCGGTCTCAGTGGTGGTCGTGGTCTTGCGGACGCGGACGGTCGTCGCGGGGACGTGCGCGAGCCCGACCGGCGTGCCGTCGCCCTCGACCAGGATCTCCAGCGCTGCCCAGCCGATGCCGTGGTAGTCCAGCCGGGAGAGTTCGAGCACCTCCTCAGGGGTAGAGGTAGCCGTGCCTTCGGGACCGAGCTGCCAGCGCGACTCCGACCCGCGCCAGAAGCCCTCGACGGTCTGGTAGGCCTCGCCGTCCTCGTCCGGGTCGGACGACTGCGGGTGCGGGACGATGTCGAACCCGTACCCCACCTCGTACCGGGCCTTCATCCTGAGACATGCCTGGTGGGTCTCGTTGAGCTCCTGGAACGCTGCAAGTGTCTCAGGGTCGTACGGCGGGACGATCCCCCGGCCGACGTCCGTCGCGATGCGGCGCTCGTCGAGCTGGGTCGTCTCGGCTGCCTTCTCCATCGCGCCGGTGTTGTTACCGAGTGTCGAGATGGAGAGCGATACCTCGCCGCCGTTGGATGTGTCCTCACTCACAGGTAGCTCACTCCGTTACTGTCGTCGTCACCGTCGTCGTCGCTGAGATCAGTGGGCGTGTGCGTGAACAGTGCGTACCGGGTCGCGTCAAGCGCGTGGTCGGTGGCCGCCGACTTGCCGACGTGCTCCTCCTTGTACGAGAGGAACTCCTGGACCAGATCCGAGCAGCGGCCGGTGACAAGCAGGCCCGGCCGGCCCTCGCTGTCGGTCCGGAGCCGGTCGCGGACGTGGTCGATCCCGCCGTCAAGGGACTTTTCGGCCTTGACCGCTGGCCAGCGCGCCGCCCGGAACTGCTTGATGTGCGCGGGCTCATGCTCGCAGTAGACGCGTCCCGTCGGCCGACCGTCCATCCACGCCTCCCGTTGCTCGATGACGTCGTCGGGGTCGACCACCTCGGCAAGTCGGGACTCGGACTCGTAGTAGTGGTCCCAGACGACGTACTGGTCGGCGTGGGTACGGCGGATGTCGACCACAACGCGCGGGTCGTCCCACCCAGCGTCGTAGCCGTAGATGGCGTGGTTCTCGACGAGTCGGTCGGCGATCTCGTCGGCGTTGACGACGTGCGTCTGCCGCGAGAAGTCGTCGTAGACCAGTCCCTCGGCCGCGGCGAACCCGCCGTGGAGGCCCTGCTCCTCGCGAGCGGTGCCCTGGAACTGGTTCTTGATCTTCTCGAGGCCGTCCTCGGGGAGCAGGGTGTTGTGCTCGGTCGACGCGACGATCACCGCCATGCTGTCCGCCCACGGGAGCGGGTCGTCGTCCTTGCCGACCTGGCGCTCGGTCACGTCGTAGAACTGGTTGTAGCCGTTGCCCGTCGACGTCCACAGCGTCGTGTTCGGGCCCGCTTCGGTCCGCTGTCGCGTGACGAGCATCTCGTGAAGCTTGTACAAATCCGTGTTGTCGTAGTGAGCGACCTCGTCGCACCAGATGCGGTGGAACTCCCCGCCGGCGTAGCGGTTCCACTTGTCCGCTGACCCGAGGCGAACCTTGTGGCCGGTGATGTACGTGACGCGGTTCTCGTTGGCGTTGTAGCCGGCGACGATCGGGCTGTTCTCCGGGTCGCCCTCGGCGTCGTCGGGGACCGTGTTCTCGCCGGGCAGCGTCTCCCAGTAGACTTTGAACGTGGTGCCGCGCCCTTTCTGAAAGTCTTGGGCCATCACGAGCGACTCGCCGTGGTCCAGCTGGAGCGCGCCGCGATGGATCCACTGCGCGCCGGTGATGGACTTGCCGCCACCGTAGCCCGTCCGAAAGACAACGAGATCGTGGTCGCCGGCCTCGAGCGTGTCGCGGACCTCGGCCTGATAGTCAGTCCACTTCCAGTCGACGGGGATGGTTTCGGCGCTCATGAGTTAATCCTCCGTAGAGTGCGGTGTCTCGACGACCGTTTCGTTGACTTCAACTTGGACGGGGCCGCCCCCCTCGCCGGTGACCTCGCGTGTCTCGGTCGGCCCGTGGTCAGTGCGGTCAAGGATGGACGTGGTCAACTGCCGGACCTCTCGGAGGAGTTTGACGTATTCGTCGGTCTCTTCGGCCCGGTCCAAGCGGCCGAAGACGTCGTCGAGGCGCGACTGCAGATCTGCCGTGACCGAGTCGGCCATCTCGTCGAGCCGCTCCTGGGCTTTCTCCTGAACCTGCGGAGCACTCCCGCCATGAAAGCGACAGACATCGCTTCCCCGGATCGCGGGTTGCTTGCACCGCTTGCCGGTCGAGCTGGCTGTGGCAGTGCAACGGTCAGGATCCGCCATGGGGTCCTCGTCCGCCATGGGGTCGTCAGTCATCCCAGTGGTTCGTCCTCGACGATTCGTCGTGCCTCCCGCATCCCGGCAGCGTAGTCGCCACCATGGTCGGCCGCCTCTCGGGTGAGGCGCTCAAGGGCACGGTCGGCGCCGTCGCCGGCGTCCGGCCGCCATCCTTCGGGTGTCTCGCCGGTCATGGCTCAGAGTGCCTGACCCGCGGCCCCCACGGCGATGCCCAGCTGGAGCAGCGTCCCGATGATGTAGGCCCCCTTGTAGTAGTGTGACTCTGCCTCGACGTCGGGGTTGTCGGGGAGTTCGCCGGGGCGGGGACTCAGGGACCGCATCCCGTCGAACACGCCGTGGCTGAACGCGTGCCACTCGGCGGCGTACGACAGGAAGCCGTCTCGTTCGGAGTCGTCCTCGGCGGGCGCGTCGGGGGCAGTCATGACTCGTTGATGAGGTACTCGAGTGACTCGGGACCAGAGATGATGATGGCGACGAGCGCGAACGCCGCCAGCGGCGGCGCGCCCAACTGCATCGCGTAGATGCCGGCGGCCGCGCCGACCAGTTGCGTCGTCGCCTTCAGTACCTTGAACGATTTGAGTGTCATCCCGTATCGGCCCCTCAGTCGGCAGTCCAGATCGTGGTTGTACGATTCGAGTTCGTCTTTGAGTGATGGTTCGTGTGC